AGACCACCAACTTTAACAAGTTCACCTATTTTGTAAAATGTAGATGGTTGCCATGCGCCGGTCCAACTTTGACCGTCCATCATCTGTGTCCATCTTGGAATAGTTGCGTTTAAATCGTTGTAAAAGTTCGAGTCTGATGTGTGTACTTCAACACAAACATAAACTTTTGCACCGAATCTTAGGACATCATCTTTCACATAAAGAGTGCCTGCTGACCAGTCACCTCTCCATCTAAAACGTATCCTATCTATTCGAAAATCTGCCATTGATTAATTCCTTACTACTATTTATTTCCTCTAACTACTATAAGGTTCAACGTAACCAGTGTACGTTTGCGCCTCGTTAACTTTTAATACTAATTCACCGTCTTTATTCACATAGTAAAATAGGTTTCTTCCGTCCCATTTGTACTGTTCATAAACAAGGTTCTTGTAAACCAATTTGTGTTGAGTGTCTCTTCCTTCAAAAAAGTCCTCTCCACGTGACCAGTTATTGTAATTGTCATCAATATTACCTGATCTGTTCAGTTCTACACCATCTTCAAGTTCAAGCAAATCTGCTTTTACCATGTAAATTGTTCCGTCTGAAGTTCTGCGTAAACCATAAAAATACCTGTTGTTACCAAGTGTCTTCTGTAATTCGTCTATGCCTACTCCAAAAACTTGTGCCATTATAATCCTTATGTTATAATATTAATTGTGTTACCCATTCCACCATGTATCGTACATTGATAATATAAAGTACTTGGTGCGTTCATTGGTACAGTGAACGTCTGTGTTCCTGATTGTGATCCACTAACTCCTGAAGTGTATGCACTTCCATTGTTAGAAGTTCTAATTTCAAATGGGTGTGTTGTTCCAGTTGTGTTCACAAAAATATAAGTGTGTCCTCTGTTCAAGTATAACACTGGATCATTGGTCGTTGTTGGAAAACCAGGACCACTAAATGTGTAGTCTGATGAACCGTTTGCACCAATGCTCCATCTCATTGTTGGACCATTTTGTGTAACCCATGCACTTCCGTTGTAGTAAATCACATCACCTTGTGCCGCGCCTGCCGCCGTAACGTCTGTTAAATCGTTGAATGCAGTTGAGGCCGCTGATGAAGTAACAAATTCTAATGCTGTTCCACCTGCGTTTACTTTAACAAATCTACCTGCCGCACCTGTAAAGTTTGCAGGAGTATCTGTCAATCCTGTAAATGCAGTTGTGATTGTAGGTTTGTTGTTTAAGTTGTTGTAGTTTAAGAAGTATGTACTATCTAAACCATCTAATGTTGTAGCATCTGCTGAACCACCACCTGACGTTGCATCAGCCGCCGGTTGCCATTTTGTTCCACTCCATTTTAAAACTTGTCCTGCTGTAGGTGCCGACGTTGTTGTGTCAACATCTGACAAAGTGTCTATTCCAAAACTTGTTGTTAGTTCTAGACCATCTGCCGCAGAATTAACTCTTAAGAAACCATTTGCGTAACCACTGAACGAACTTGGCGTGTCAGTAAGTCCCGTGAAAGTGGTTGAACCACCTCCGCCACCGCCACCAGCGGCAACTGTTCCCGGTTTCCATTTTCCGCCACCAGCGTCCCAAACTAATGCTTGTCCATTTGTAGGAGCCGCTGTTGTAGTATCTACATCCGATAGAAGGTCAATTGACTTGTTTGCGTCAACAAGTTTGACCCATGCTCCTGCGTGAGCATAATAAGCCGCGTTCTCGGCGTGTACGTGGGCGAACATTCCGTGATACGTTGTTGCATTGGGTAAGTCACTCAATGCGGCATAGTTAAAGGCTATCTTGTTAGATCCTGTTGCGTTGAATAAATTATTTTGTACGACTGTTAGTGTCGTGCCGTTTCCAAGTGCAGTGTATAATTCACTGAAATTGGAATTCAGTTTTGTACCAGCATCACGTAACGAGTCACCCTGACCATCGTTAGGTAAAGTACCGGTATTAATTAGTTGTCTTGTCATTCTTCGTATCCTCCCACGTTTACGTTCTATCGAATGTTATTTCGTTACTATCAAATTTAATTGTGTTCTTATCCATAGTAAACACACTTGGTTGTGCCACTAAAGTTTCATCAGTTTGTGGATACGTGATAGTTCCGTCTCCAACTTTACTGTTTAATCGAACAACAAATTCTCCTTCGCTGTTGATGTAATAATTTAAATTTACATCGTCCCATCTAAATTGTTCGTACTTTAAATTTTTAAATGGTTTAGCGTGATTTAAATCTCTTCCTTCATAAAAATCTTCACCTTGGTCAAATCCTTCGTAGTTGTCAACTATCGCACCAGGTACGTTAATTGTTACAGGATCATTTGCTTGTAGTTGGTCAACTTTTCCAATGTATAAAGTTCCTTCGTCTGTTCTTCTTAAACCGTAGAAGTATCTCGACTTTATACCATTTTCTAAATAAACAACTGTATCCTGTCCAACCGTATTTGACATCTTAACTTATCTCCACGTAACTTAACACACAATCAAGTGAGTCGTTAATATTTGCTTGTACGTTCAAACTGTTTTGACTTGCAACAATTAATTTTTCTCCTGAGTTCAACACACGTAAACTGGAGTTAGGTGCTATCAATACATCTTTTACTATAAAACCTGTAACTGAATCTGGAGTTGCTGTTAAAGTTACACTTGCTTTCACAACTGATTCTGTTAAATTTGCTAAAACCATACCAACGACAGTTGTGTAAATTCCATTACCTGCTGTGTAAACAGAGTTAGGTACAGTTCCTATGTTTTTTGTTACATTGTTTCTAAAGGTCGTTGCCATTTTATTCTATCCTAATGTTACCGCCATTTGTACGGCTATTTCTGTTGCATCAATTATACTAACTGCACCTGAAGATCCTGCAATTGATCCCCATTGTACGCCATCGTATAACTCAACCCGCTCATCGTTGGTATTGTATCTAATCATACCCAACAAGCCAGTTACTGGTCTATCAACTGTTGATCCAACCGGAATAACAAATCCACCAGCGTCTGATACATCAATATACCCACTTCCAGTTGTTTTTAACTTCAACGGAGCAGATATAATATTAGTTATCGTATTTCCTTGGAATCTGAAGTCTTCAATCCTTATACTACCATTTCCATTGGCATTTAGGATCAAATCTTGGTCAGTTCCAGTGGTTGTCAGTGTGTTTCCACTAATTTCTATGTTATCAACCACCAATTTTGTTACGTCAAATCTTGTTGAATTTACGTTTGCGACAAGTTGGTTAGCCGCATAAAATCTTATTGTGTCATCATCATTACCTGGCGTAAGTTCTGCTGTGATGTATGTGTCTTGGTCAAGGTCATAAACACCTGTCAATGCTATCCAGTTTGTGCCATTGTAACCTTCAAACACATTTGTCTGAGTGTTATATCTCATCATACCTGCCACTGCTGGATTAGGTCTTTGTGCTGTGTTACCAGATGGTATTCTGATTGAACCCGTACCTGCAACTTTGAACACTGAACTTGCTGGATTAATTATGAAATCTCCAGAAGTATTTGAGATTGTGTCGCCTGATGCAGTAAAGTTTTCAAGTGTTATATTTCCTGTGCCACTTGTTCTTAAATCTAAATCTGCGTTTGTGTCTATTGACTCAATTTTATTTCCTGTAATTCTTACACTGTCAACAATTGCCTCGTTTGCAAAAAGTGTGTTCCAATTTTTTGTTGACGAACCAATGTTGTACAAATTGTTTGTTGCTGGAATTAAATCTGATGCTATACCCGCCGATATTGTAATGTTGTCAGTTGTTTGATCACCAATTGTTACATTACCACCAATCGTTATATCTCCACCAACATCTAAATTTCCTGTGATGTTTACATTGTCACTAAAAGCAACTGTGTCTGTGAATGAATCTAAATTTAAATTTCCTGATGTTGTTGTAATTGTATTTCCACTAATTTTTACATTTCCGGATTGTATTTCACTTCCTGAAATAGTTGTTACGTCGGAACCTGTTGTAAATGTTAAAGTCGAATCAACATCTATGTTTAGATCAGCACTTGTGAAACTTACTTGTCCAGTTTGTTGATTTACACTGAATTGATCACCTACTCTAAAGTCTCCTCTGTGGTCAACTGAACTATAAAATATTTTTGCGCCATTATTTGCAACCACTTCATTTGCTTGTATTACAGTTGCCGCATCATTGTCTACTTCATAATCATTTCCTATGTATGCAAAGTTGTGACTGATCAAATACATTTTTACACCAACACCGTCACCTTTTACTCCAAATCTTCCGTAGATAGAAGCGGATGCTATTGATCTTACCTCAGCGCCAAAGTCTGTGTAGTCAACAAGTGTGAATGATGTTGCTGTTGCACCTGCAGATGTTCTAATATCTTGTGCAATTAAATTTGTATCTAAAAATGTTGTTGATGCATTATTGCCGTTGAAGTTTGCAACTAATTTTGTGTTTGCATTTCCAACTGCTTCTGTTGTAGGTGCTGTGAAGTTTCCTGTGTGTAATGCTTGTCCTTTATAAACTCTTAATCCATCAATGTATCCATTCCAACCATTTGTGTTTCCGTAGTTGTTTCCTATTACAAGTGGTTTTGCATTTGCAAAATCTGCCGATGCACTTGCACTTCCTACACTTGAACCATTAATGTAAACTGTGATTGTACCACTGCTTCTAACTATTTCACAGTGTGTCCAAACTGATAAATTAAATCCTTGTGTACCAGTGATTATATCTGTGCCATTTACATAAACTTTTGGAACATTGTTTGCAACGTAAAAATATAATGCGTTCTCAACTGATACATTGTTACGCATATCAATCAATGAAGTTGTTTGCACTGCATTAGGATACGCCCAGAAGTCTATAGTAAAATCTCCTGTGCCAAATCCAAAGTCTGCATTTGTGTTTACTTTAGCGGCATCACCTACGCCATCAAGTTGTAAACTTGCTGAGCCGAATTTTTTAGTTGTTGTGTTTAATTTTGCATCACCTATTGCTTGTATAGTTTTTCCGTTTTGTTCTGCAGGTAATTGGAATCCTAATGATTTTCCATTTATAAAGATTTTATCTCCATCAACTGCCGCAATAGTTCCTGATGCTAATTGATTACCTTGTGAATCGTAATAAGTTAATACTTGACCTTGTGCAAGTGGTGTACCTGAAAAGCCGCCAACTTTTAATGCAGTCTGTCCTGCACCTTTTATTCCGTTTGTTCCGTCATAAGCATTGATGCTTGATAGTGCAAAATATGTAAATGAGTTCAACCATTCTATTCTAACACCATTTGTAAGTGTTATTGCATCTACCCCTGGAGTGATAAATGTTGCATTTTGGAATAAACAACTTGCTTCATTACTGTTTGGTGTAGCAAGTTCCCCATCAAAAAATGCTCCTCTTCCAGCATCTCCCGCCGCAAAACCTCTTGGATCTGCCGCAGTTGTTGTGGAACCTTGAGTAATTACTGTAATATTTCTTATGTAAGGTGATCTAGATGTTACTTGATAACCAGTACTATCGTCATTGCCAGTAGGGTTAAATCTAAATGCGTGTCCTTCGTTTGCAGAACTGTTGTAATAAAAACCTGTAATTGTAACATCTTCTATAGTTACTTCACCATTTAATATAAAAGCATCTTTTGTATTTGTTGAACCAGTTGGTTGAATTGTTACTGCTCTTAATCCATCACCTCGCAAAGACACCCCTGTTGGCATAGTCAATGGAAATGCTTCTGTGTATGTGCCTGGATAGACGTGAACGTGATCACCAGCAACACAAACAGACAACGCCTGCTCAATTGTTGCGTAAGGATCATTTTGGTGAGTTCCTGAATTACTATCGCTTCCGTTTGTAGCCACGTAAATTACTTTACCTGGACGTGCTGTTAAGTTTAGTCCTTGTACTGTGATGTTTCCCGATAGTGTTAAGTTATCAACTGTTAAATTGTTTGCGTATGCATTGTTCCATCTTTTTGTTGCAGTACCTAGGTCGTAAGTATTACTCACATCTGGAGTTAGATTAGATGCCACATCTGCATTGATTGTTAATGAATCTGTGTCTTGGTCACCAATAGTAATGTTCCCATCTGTTCTAATATTACCTGTTGCGTGGATGTTACCATTTACTCTTGTGTCACCATATATGTCAACTGTACCTGTTCCGCTTGTTACAATCTCAAAATTCTGGTTTGAATCTGTGGCTCTGATTGTGTTGCCACTAATTATAAGGTCATCAACTTGTAGATTATTGTTGTATAAAATGCCGTCAGGTGCAGATAAGTTCAACTGATTTGCAGTTGTTGTTATACTGTTTCCTGATATTGTGATATTTCCAACTTGGACGTTTCCAGTTGCTTCTAAATTTGTTGTACGTGCTGTCCCGTTTACATCCAACGGATATTGTGGAGTTGCGGTTTTTATACCGACCCTGTTGTTGTTAACATCAATGTATAACAGGTTTGTCTCAAAAGCCAAATTCTGACCTTGTCTCAGAAGATTCGACTTTAAGAGTTGACCCGAAATTCGACCAACGGCCATTGTTTACTCCTTTTTTAGCACGGGGATCTTGTCCCACTAACACAGATTTTCACCTAACAGTGTTCGTTAGTTCTTCGCCGGTTAACCACGGTTTGTCCTGGTATATCTGGTCGGATACACCATTAATACTATTTATTAAGATTTTGGTTTTATATTATATTGCTATAATAATATATTAGTTTAATATGAGGTTGTAGAGCAAGTTCAACTCTTGTGCAAAAGCCTCTGTAACCGTAATTTCTTGTAAACCTGTTGCAGATTTCCATTGGCTTCCTGTGTAAACTTCTAATGTAGAATTTGTTGTGTTCCACCACAATTCACCCTGTCTGGCTGTTTGAGCATCTCGGGTAGCCTCGTCTCCTGCGTGACCTTTGTATGCTTGGGTAGTTTCAAAGTGTATAATTCTGTTTTGTTTGGTACCAGTTCCTGTAAAAACCATGTCACTGTTTGTGCCTGTGTTTAACAATTCGCTACCTTGGAATTCAAAATTTGAGGTATCCATGAAAACTTTTGCATTTCCATTGGCTACAAGTGCCGCTTCTTCACCTGGAGTGCTTACTGTTATTTGATTACCATCTATTGTAAATTTGTCTTGTGATGCAAATCTAGGCACAGTTAAATTACCTAATCCATCGATAGTTCCCATGTTGCTACCTGCTGAAAAGAAAGTAAATTCATTGTTAGATAGATCTACTTTTGTATCTAAATCACCGTCTCTAATTCCACCTAAAGGAATGTTACCAGTCGACTGTACTTCAAACTCATTTACGTCAGTATTATATCTTACTGAATTTTCTGCTACAGGTCTTTGTGCTGTTGAGCCTTTAGGTAATTGTATGTCTTGTAATCCAGTAAATCTTAAACTGCCAGTGCCAACACCGAATCCCACGTCATTTGCTGGAGTTGAAGTAATTTCTGTTTTGAATCTTAATTCTTCAAGGTTTACTGAACCTGTGCCGCTACCACGCAGATCAATTCCTGCATTTGTGTCTGTAGTTTGTAATGTAGAATCTTTAATTTGTATGCCATCTATTTCTGCTCTTTCAAAATTTGCAGTGCGCCATTGTTTGTTTGCACTTCCTAAATTGCTTGATGTGTTAGAACTTGGTAAAAGATTATCAGTAAAGTCCATTGAGAAATTAATAGTGTCACCTGGTGCATCACCAAAATTAATACCACTGCCGGCAATTGTTGCGTCACCACTTACAGTGACATTTTGATTCATTTGTGCATTAGCATTAATATTTGTTGTGCCTGCTGAATCAATTGTTAATCCATTTTGTAATGTAGATATTGTGTTATTTGAAATTCTAAAGTTAGGCACATCTATACCTGT